TCAAAGGCTCGCTTGACTGCGGCCTCTACTGCGAGGACGTCAATTTCCCAGTCGTCGTGAGCGTTCTCAGGACGCTCCCAGACGTCCAGGACGAATACCTTGGCGTCCCTCAGCCTGGCTCCCACAAGCCCTGTTGAGTCTCCTCTGATACTTCCGTCAAAGCCGATAGCGATCTGATCGCCCGGCATAATCGGGTCCGTGTCGGAGAAACAGGCATCCCACTCCGTCTTACTCATCCAACCGTCGGAAGACTCCGCGATCTGGTTGAAGAAGAACCGGCAATAGGTGCTGTCAGGGGTCGTACGGTCATAGAGGATCGTCCTCGTAAGACCGTCGATGTCAGCCCAGGAGGCGTCTCCGTAGGCCTCTATGAGGGCCTTACGGACCAGGGACTCATCACGGATGTTCTCAACGTCTATGCCGCCCTCAAGGCAGTCATAGAGCCAATAGCCCTGAGCGACCATGTCAGACTCAAAGATGATCTGAGCCACAGAGTCTTCGTTGGGGTTGAAAGCGTTGGTCGTGCAGACCCACCGAGAACCGGCCTTGGTCGTCTTCTCAATGTTTCGCTTCAACGTCTGGTAGAAGTCCGGGCCCCCATTCGAGGAAACCCAGTGATGGACCTCATCCATCAGACAAAACGATGGCCTGTTTCCCTCATTAGTACGCCCCGCGGTGGCCTTTGGCCGGATGCTTCCGGGCTTACCAGACTTGAACTGGATCGTGGACTTGGTGATCTCTAGCCCGAATTCCTTCTCAGCTGGAGACTCCGACAGCATGCCTCGGATAAAGTCGACGGTCTGTTCAGTCTGGTCGAGCGCTGTAGCACCGATCTGCACAACAGGCAGAGGGACACGCTTGCCGACAGGGAGGCCGAAGGCGTCAAAGTGGCTGAAGCGACAGGGACCGAGGAATTCAACAATTGCGAGAGCTGCGAGGAGAGGGGTCTTACCCCAACCCTTTGCCCGCCTTAGCGTGGCAGCCGCGTACTTCCAGGAACCGTCAGGGTTAATGGCATAGAACCAGAGCACAAAGCGGAGTTGCTCGGGAGTAAACTTCCAAGCCTCACCGGCCGAGTCTCCGTCAGGCTGAACGATGTACTTCTGACACCAACGAATAATGGCGTAGCCCAGGGTTTCACTGGGCTTCGGAACCCCCGCAGGCAGATTTCCAGTCTGCAAGGGGCCTCACCACCTGTTCAGTTTTCAGTAAGCAACTTGAATAGCGCCTCATCGGTTATCTGAGTTTCTGGGGGACCCCCAGCCGGCGCCTCGTTATCAGGCTCGTTCTCGGAGTCCTCAAGCTTCATACGCAGACGGTTACGGTCCTCGACCGTGGCGCCCCACTTGGCAACCCTCTGACGGATTTCACCGGCAAGCTTCGTATCACCCTTGAAAAACTCGTCAACCAACTTGCAAGTGATCTCAAGTTCAGCCCAGTCGGTATCAACCCAAGTGGTTGTCTGAGGAGCCGTTGACCACGTCTTCCAGAAGCGCTTAGCGCCCCCTGTGGTGACTCCCAGGACCCTGGGAAGCTCTCGGCCCGGCTGGGCCTCCTTGGACAGCTCCTGAGCGTGCTGGTGGACGTTCCTGCGCACAGCGTTGTCCTTCGGTGCGGGACCTCGTGTCACAGCCTCACCACCGGCAGGACCGGGTACAGGTCTGCGAGGTCGTCCAGCTCCCACAGGGCTTCCTGTCGCCAACTGCGTTCCCGCTCAGCCCTGTTGGGCTGTCCAGCGTCCCGCAGGCGTGGGCCGTCCTGGGCCTGGTCGTCCTCGTGCATTCCTGCATCAACCCCCGTGATGTAGTAACAACAACGGCCCCCACCGAGGGGGCCGGATGGTCTGACTAGCAGGTCTCGAACCTGCCGCCTCTCGCTCCCAAAGCGAGCGCTCTACCTACTGAGCTATAGCCAGATGGCTGGGCGGGCCGGAATCGAACCGACGCCTCTCGGTTTTGGAGACCGAGCGTGCTTCCAGTTGACACCACCACCCATTGCAAGAGAGCCGCTGTCTCACAGCGCCAAGGGAGTGCATGCCCTACATATGTCTCTTGCTCCGTGAATCTGGAAGGACTCGAACCTTCGGCACTCGGGGTGTAGGCCCGATGCTCTGCCGCTGAGCTACAGATTCAAAGTGATTCAGGTAGGACTTGAACCTACGGCCAGAGGATTAAGAGTCCCCCGCTCTACCAACTGAGCTACTGAACCGAAGTGGCGGGAACGGGGATCGAACCCGTGACCTCCGGGTTATGAGCCCGGCGCGCTACCAACTGCGCTATCCCGCTAAAGCTCTCTGCCATGGATTCGAACCACGATTACCCGATCCAGAGTCGGGTGTACTGCCGTTGTACGAACAGAGAATGTAGGCGCGTTACGGGATTCGAACCCGTGTTACCGGGTCACCCCCGGAGTCCTGAGCCACTAGACGAAACGCGCTAGCCGTCCGTCCCCTGATCAGGGGGAGTTTCAGGCTACGGGGAGCTACCCCTCTGCTGACATGGCTGGACTCGAACCAGCAACACGCGACTTAACAGGCCGCTGCTCTGCCATTGAGCTACACGTCATTGACCAAGAGAGAAGCCGGGGACTCGAACCCCAGGAGGTCAACCACCCAATTGCGTCAGGCGTTGGTACCCACCAACCTAGCCTCTCTCCTTGCGCCCCCTACCGGATTCGAACCGGTGGCCCTCCGCTCGACAGGCGGACGCTCTAGACCACTGAGCTAAGAAGGCGTACCGGTTTCTCAATGCAGTACCGGAAAGTGCACACGGGAAGAGTTTAGACATAGGAGTAGGACCGTGAATCACTCCTAGTTGACCATCCAGGATTTGAACCTAGGACCCCCGCCTTATCAGGGCGGTGCTCTAACCTGACTGAGCTAATGGCCATTGCGTCGGCCCTGGTGGACTTGAACCACCGCGCCCGGGATTTCACTCCGGTGCTCTCCCCTGACTGAGCTAAGGGCCGTTTCCCTCCCACAAGGAGGGCATTACGTGTGTCGATCTCGTACTGACTTCTCCCTGTGGCAGTCAGCGCAGAGCGTCTGAGCGTTCTCCAGGGTCCATGCGCCCCCCTTGGCAATGGGCTGCACGTGGTCTACCTCCAGGCGCTCACGAGCCCCACAGAGGACGCAGGCGAAGCCGTCACGAGCCAGGGCACGAGGCCGGACAACCCGGCTCCAAGCTCTCTGAGCTGGTCCCTGCTGGCTGTTCCTGGCGCTCTTTGCCTCCCAGGCAGGTGGAGCGTGTGTAACGCATCGGCCACGGTATGCGCTCCTGGAAGTGCAACCACGGACGTAGCAGATGGAGGCGGCACGAGGCATCGGCTGCACCTCACTTCATGATCACGTTGTTGCCAGGCAACGGAAGGAGAGTGGGCGGCCCCGGCGGGTGCTGGTCTAGCGCCGGGGCCGCTGTCCCAACTGGCTCTCTACCTAGGCGACTTGCTACACCGGGGAGACTCAACAGAGGGAAGACAGATATGACTGAGGGTGTCTAACCAAACTCTAACTAAATCGTGTATTGCTCAACTTTAGTGAGTACTCTAAGTTACTAGTGAGTGGACAGAGTGTTTATTTAGCTACTTACTTGTTCTCTCACTAGGTATGTAGGTGTCCTCTCCTACCCCTTCGGACACGAGTCCTCTACAGTGAGAGCTAGGTCACATCACCATGTATGAGCGCCACCCCTCACATGATCGTTACGTAAGGTACGGGCACGACACGTCCGTACGGCTCGGAGGGGGGGACCCTCTAGCGGTAGGAAATTCAACACTAAACAGACCAAAGGAAAGATAAACGGTGGCTGCACTTCCTGAAAGCGATCTCGAATTGCAACAGCTCCTTTCCGCTGGCCTGACTGGCGTTGAGATTGCGCGGAGCTATCACGTGACCCCCGAGGCCGTTTACAAGCGGTTCGACAAAATGGGGATTAAGCATAAGGGCCCCGAGAGCCCTGTTACTGCTGTCCTGCCATGGGACATTGCGAATCACCCAGAGAAGAGACGACTAACAAACCAAGCGCCTTTCAGGGGATTGAGGTACTACCTGATGAGGCGCATGGGTCAGTCCCTGAGTGAGCGGGCAGAGGCAGACCTGAAAGCCTTCCTCAACCGCGTGCGGAACGGGGACGTCCTGGAGCTGGCAGAGGGCGCAGGCTTCCGGTACGTGTCTCGACAGCCCTCGGACGGCCGCTTGGTCATCCGCTGGCCAGACGGCATACCGATGGGGCCAGGGGCGCCGTACTTCGTGGATGACCTAGCCCAGGAGGAGGGGTAACTCGGCCCAAGCGGGGGGCCCACGGCGGGGAGT